CGGGCGAAAGGCGGCAAATTACGCCATTGCCAAGGCGCGGATGTTCCGGCATTATACCAAGGCGCGAGTGCTGAAAATCGAGATTAAAACGGAGGCAGGCACATGACCCCAGCCAGCCATTTTTGGTGTCCAGCCGCGAAGCTGTACCGATTCTCGTTTGACTACTGCCAACGATGCCCGCACGGTAAAAACGTGCAAAAGCCAACCGATGCCGACTGGCGGACAAAGACGAATACTGCGTGTGAGATCAATGCCAAAAGCAAGCAAAATAAATCACCTTTGAGCATGATCGATTGTGATCAAAAGTGATTAAGTATGACCGATGGAAAGCCCAGATACAATACAAAACGACTAACCATTTTCCGGTTCACGCCGTACTATAACACGCGCTTCATAAATTGCAAGCCAAATTTTGTCAACTTGACAAAAAATATATTTGAAAAAAAGTTGAAAAAACATCACGCAAGCGCTTGCAATGTCTAAAGCGGGCGCTATAGTATTAGTAGAGCAAGGGCACACGGTCCGAGCAAAAAAAACCAAGTCTCAAAAATGAGACAAGCCGAGGACAAGAAAATGAATACCAGCGAAATCACAGAAGCAGACCTGATCAAAGCCGGAAAAACATGCCGCGCCGAAGCGTGGCATCGCGGATACGTATCTCGCAAGAGCACGGCTAAAGACCGCCCAGCCACCCGGATCGAATCGATCCGCTCAAAATACAACGGAGCTTACCGCGTCTTAGCTCCGAGTTTTGACAGCACGCAGTATTGCAAGGTACGGTACTACTGGTAACCCACCACCACCACCCGCAGACGCGGGCACTAATCGCACAAGGAGGCCGCAAAACCATATGAAAATCGTAACCATTGAAGTATCCCGCCACCCGTCGGCAGAGTTTGCCGACGCAGTTGAACGTCACCCAGAAGCGACCATCGTCGCCACGCGAAACGGGCAGGCCGTGGCCGTGTCCACGCCAAATGAACGCAGAATGGCCGCCAGAAATGCCGAAAGAGGCCGCGCCGGGGGAAAGGTCGTAACCCCGGCAAAACTGGCAGCATTGGAACGCGCTCGCGCCGCGCGGGCAGAAAAGAAGGCGAGGGCGGGGAAATGAAAACACAAGAAGAGCAAAAGCCAATCGAAGTTTTTCCCGACGCGACCGGGCGCATCCGCAGCCAAGAGAAAAGCGAGTACGAGCTAGATTTTGAAATCGACCTTGACCTAAATTTCGACATGGGAACCGACATCGGCAAAATTGACATCGCCACCGGCGCGCCTGACCGCACGTCAAAAGTTCCAGACCTTGAACAGCTCGCACCGGAAGCTCGCGCCGATGCGATCATCGAAATGATGGGCGCTCCGCGCACGATCAAACGGGCGCACGGGCTCGCCAGTACTCACGCGCTGGGATGCGCTCGCGACCTCGTGGCCAAAGTCAAGTCCGGCGAGCAATGCCGGATTATCTGTCCCGGAACTTTCGTTTTTGGCGACCTAATCACCTTCGTTGCGGAGCTTGCTCCGGGTGCGTGGCGGCTCACCGTCGCGACGCTCTCAATCGGCGAGTCGAACACAGACAGCCTAGAGGCCGCATTCAAGGGCGGGCACCTTTCGGCGTTCCGGCTGATCGTGTCTGACTACTTTTACAATAACAACCTGCATGGCGAGTGGCGGTCACTAGTTACCGCACTGCCACGCGACAAGTGCCAATACGCCGTCGCTGGCGTTCACGCAAAAGTCGCATATATCGAAAATGACAAGGGTGAAAACTGGATTTTTGAGGGCTCTGCAAACATGCGGTCATGCCGGAACATCGAACAGATAACAGTGTCACGAGACGACGCGGAGGGGTTGCGGTTCCATTCGCTATGGACAGGCCGGATTTTTGAGAAGTTCGAGCTTGATGGTCGGATTAAGATGGCCAACGCGCGCGTTTGGAACGCCATTCGTGGTTGACGAAAAAAACCCAATTGAACCAAGCGAAAGGGCGAAACATGGCAAGCAAAGACATGGGCTACAAGAAATTCACGAAGAAGCAGCGCGAAAACGGGCGCATCAAAGCCGCTGAAGTGAACAGAGCGCGCGGCGCGGCACGGCGCGCGGCTAAGGCTGGCGATACGGTGCCGTTCTGATGGCAATTCGCAAGCCAAGACTAAGCAAGCACGGAAAGCCGCTGGGGCGGCCTTCCAAGGTGTGGCCAGATCAAGAGCTGGAGGCCGCCGTAACCGGCTGTATGGGCAGCTTTTCGGTTGTGGCCTACCGGCTGGGGTGCTGTTGGGATTTGGCTCGCGACCGCGTGAACGAGAATCCCAAGATTAAGAAACTTTTTGAGGCAGAGGAGCAGAAATTATGTGCCCTTGCCGTGTCGGGATTGATCAAGGCGGCTAACAATGGCGAGCGCTGGGCAATTGAGCGGCTCTTGGAAACAAAAGCGGCGGGCAACGGGTTCAAGATCGTGCAACACGTCAAGACGGACGTGACCAGTAACGGGCAGACCATTTCCCAGCCGCCACCGGTGATCGAGTTTATAGACCTTGGCGCACCGCCACGGGCAGAAACGGAAAATCCAGAAAATGGAAATTCCGAAGAGTAAAATCACCCTGCACCGCCCGTATATCGATTTGGCAAAATGGACGTTTCAAGAGCGTTACTTGCTTCTATCGGGCGGGCGCGGCTCCGGCAAGTCGTTTGCCCTGTCATTGGCGTTGGCGCTCCAATTGCGCGAGGCCGGGCACCGGGTGCTATTCACGCGATACACGTTGGCGAGCGCGGCGGACAGCATCATTCCCGAGTTTGAAGAGAAGCTGAACCGGCTAGGGATTGCCCACGAGTTCGAGCGCACCGGGGCGAACATCCGCCACCGTGCATCAGGATCGGAAATCCTCTTTCGCGGAATCAAGACCAGCAGCGGAAACCAGACCGCGAAGCTAAAGAGCCTTCACGGCATCACGGTGTGGGTTTTGGACGAAGCCGACGAAATGCCGGACGAGGACGAGTTCGAGAAAATCGACCTGTCCATCCGGTCAATGGCCAAATCGAACAAGATCATTCTGGCATTCAACCCGCCGCACGTTGCGCACTGGCTACACTCGCGCTTTTGGAAACCACACGACCTACCGGACGGCTTTTGCGGCTCGCGCAACGGCGTGCGCTACATCCACACCGACTACCGCACCAACCGCCCCAACCTGCCACCCCAGCAAGTTGCGGCACTTGACGCGATGGAGCAGGCAAACCCAGACCGGTACCGACGCATTGCCCTTGGCTACTGGGCTCGCGAGATCGATGGTGCTTTGTGGGCAGAGGCCATGTTTAAGCGCGTGCGGCCTGATGCGGTTCCGGAGCTTCGCCGCGTAGTCGTTGCCATCGACCCAGCCGCCACGGCCAACGCGACCAGCGACGAAACCGGACTGCTTGCCGCTGGCATTGACCTTGCCGGGCGTATTTGGGTACTCGAAGACGGCACGCTGAAAGCCTCGCCGCTTGGATGGGCACGCGCGGCGCTGTCCATGCTTCGCCGGTACAATGGCGACCGCATCGTTGCCGAGGTAAATAACGGCGGGGACATGGTGGAAACGACCATCCGCCAAGCCGACCCGACCGCGCCATACCGCGCCGTTCACGCCAGCCGGGGAAAGATGGTGCGCGCCGAGCCAGTGGCGGCGCTGTACGAGCAAGGACGCGTTTACCACGTCCACGGACTTGGGCGGCTAGAATCCGAGCTGATAACCTACACCGGGCGCACCGGCGAGAAGTCGCCAAACCGCATGGACGCGCTTGTGTGGGCAATCACCGAGCTGACGCGAGTAGGGCAATTGAAGGCATGGGGAGCGGATACGGAAGCGGAAGCCTAAGGCGGTTGACTTGCCAACCCTTGGCATGAACAACTTCTTAGATTTTTTCCGCCGTTTTGCCGCGACAACGGAACCAGATGCACCGGTTTCGCCGCGTGGGCCTGCGCCCGAACATTCCGACGCGTTCGCCATTTCGGAACAGCTTGGGCGCGGGGTAACTTCGCAGGATATCGCCAACGCTCTAATAGCGGCAGGCGACGGCTACCCGCATGAACAGGGAGTGGCATTCGTTGAACTCATGGAACGCGACTCCATGCTGGCGGCTCACTTCGCAACGCGACGGCACGCGGTGCTATCGTGCGACTGGACTGTTACGAGTAAGAAAAACCCGAAACTGGCAGATGAGATCACGCGTCAACTCGAAGCGGCGAACATTCATGGGCTGATTGAACACCTGTTGTTTGCCGTTCCGTTTGGCTATTCCGGTGCGGTGCTAGACTGGGCAGTTGGCGGCGGGGAACTTCGCGGCTGGTTGCCGGTTGCGCCTTGGGCGTGGGAATTCGACTCCATTGGCAATCCGGCGTTCGTGTCCGCCACCACTGGCCGTGCCGAATCTGTGGCATCACGTGGCGGAGGGAAGCAGGACATAGTCGTATTTGCAGGGGGCTCAGGGTTGCCGTGCCGCCGTGGACTTCTGCGTCCGCTCGCGTGGCTGTTCCTGATCAAGAACACGACGTTCAAAAACTGGGGACGGTTCGTCGAGAAATTTGGCATCCCTGTCGCCATCATCACCGCCGCGTCTGGCAACGACGAATCCGCGCGGGCAATCGTGGCGGCAGTGCGTAGCGCGGGGGCAAACGCCGCATTGGTTGCGGGCGATGAGGCGCGGGTAACGTTTTCCGGTGCGAACTCCGCCAGCCAAGACGCATTCGCCGGACTTTCGACCTACATTGACGCGTGCTATGCCACGCTGATTTTAGGGCAGACAGCAAGCAGTGGCGACAGCTCCGGCCTGTCAGGCGGGGACGCACAATCGCAAGTACGCGACGACCTGCGCGGCTCCGATGCGCGCTTGATTATCGACGCAGTTCAACGGCAGATCATTGCTCCGCTGGTTCAACATGCGACCGGGGCAACGGATGCCGGGGACGTGCGCTTCTGGATTGACTACGAAGACGGCGAAGACGAAAAGGCGCTGGCGGACACGTGGAAGGTGGTTTCAGAAGTCACCGGGCGCAAGATCGATACCGATTTGGCTGCCGAGCGGTTCGGGGTGCGCTTTCAGGATGCGGCGCCACAAACGCCGCCACCGCTTTCCGATACGCGAATGCTGGCGCTTGCCGACCGCGCCACCACCACCAAAAGCAAACGCGAGGGCGCACTAGTCGCCATCACGCAAGAGGCGCTACGGCGCACAGTTGCCGACGAACAAGCCGCCGCCGAATGGCTTGGGCCAGTGCGCCACGCGGTCAAAAAGGCGTTTGCCGACATTGACCCAAGTTCACCCACCGCGATGGACGACTTTACCAAACGCCTACCGGAGTTCATGGCCACCATTCCGGGGCTCTATTCCGAGATGGACACGGCCAAGTTTGAGCGCCACCTTGCCGGGGCAATGCTCGCCGCCGCCGTGAACGGTTATTTAGAGCCCGGTTGACCGCCAAAAAACAAGTATGAAACGTATTACCGCTACAATTGACATCCTCCCGCTTGCCGACAGCGCCACGCCGCCCACGGAGCTTTTAATCCCGTTTGGCGAGCTGGCCTACACCAAGGGCGAGAACCGCGCCAGTGTAACCGTTGACGGCGCGTTTGCCGATGCGGCGATTGCCGATTTTACGAAGCGCGGGAAAGAGCTGGTAATCGACTTCGAGCACGCAACACTTACCGGCCAACCTGCACCCGCCGCCGGTTGGATTGACCGCCTCGAAAAGACGGCCGCCGGGTTGGTTTGCCACGTCAAGGCGTGGACAGACAAGGCCGGGGCGTTTCTCGCTGCTCGCGAGTACAAGTACTTTTCCCCGGTCATTTACCGCCCCGAAGGCAAACCGGGACTGCACTCTTTTGCATTGACCAACCACCCTGCATTGCACGGCCTACCAGCACTCGTTGCGGTTGACGACCAAGACACCAATGAAACCCAGGAGAATAGAACGATGAACGAACACCTACAGAGTATCGCGGTTGCCCTTGGGCTCGCCCCGTTGGCTCTCAGCGACGGCAAGCCGGACGAATCCGCTACCGCCGCCGCCATCCTCGCCAAGATCGGCGAAAACGCCACCACGGCCAAGGCGCTTGCCGACAAGCTCGCGCTTCACGACGCCGCCGAACTCGTTGGCAAAGCCTTTGCCGATGGGAAATTAATCGAAGCCCAGCGCGAATGGGCGATGAAGTTCGCAGCCAACAACCCGCAGGCGTTTGCCGACTTCGCCGCGAACCAACCCAAGGTTTGCCCCGGCCCCGCCGCTGCCGCCGCCGTCAAGCAAGACAAGGCCGAACCCCTTGCCCTCACCGATGACGAACGGATGATCCTCAAAAACTCCGGGATTGACCCGGAACAGTACCTCACTGAACTCAAGAAAAAAGGAGCCTAAAACATGGCCGCACTGACCGCACCTCGAAACACTGCTTACGCGCTTGGCTATTTTGTGGCGCTGACCGCCGGTGGCGATATTTTCGCCGGCGGCTTGGTTTGCGCCAACGGTTCCGGCGTGGCGCTCGCCGCCGCTGACACCGCCGGGCTTAAAATCATTGGTGTTGCGCAAAACAGCGCCGCCAGTGGCGAAGCCGTCACCGTTCGCCGGGGCGTGTTCGCCCTTGATAACGACACCTCGCAACCCGTTACCGCCGCCAGCATCGGCAAACTGGTTTACGTGCTCGACGACCAGACCGTGACCATTGCCGCAGGATGTACTAACGCCGTTGTCGCTGGCCTGTTCCTGGGCTTCGACGGCACCCAGTGCCTTGTGGATGTTGGGAATTTCCAGACCCGCGCCGCCATTGCCCCGGTTGCCGCGCTGACCGGCACCGTCACCGGTACCGCCGATGGCGTGCTTGAAAACGTTGCCGCCGCCGCTGGCGCATGTGCCGGTGGGGCGACCCCGACAGCAACAAACGTTGACAGCGCCATTGCCACCGCCGTCGCCGCTCTCGTGACTAGCACTAACCTGCAAATCAAAGAGCTGATGACCAAGATCAACGCGATCAACGCCAGCATCAACAACTAACCAAGCGCCCGGCCGAGTGCCGGGCGGTTCCCTAAACACCAAGAAAGGCACCCGCTCAAATGGAACTCAATCGCGCAAATCTCAACATGCTTTTCACCTCCGTGAAAACCAACTACCTCAAGGGACGCATTAGCGCCAAAAAGGCGTACTTAGCGCTTGCTACCATTATCACCAGTTCGGCGGCGATTGAGGCGATTCCTGCCTTGATTGGCACCGCCAAAATGCGTGAGTGGATCGGCCCTCGCTTGGTGAAAAATCTGGAAACCCAGATGGTCATCGCGACGAACAAGAAATACGAGTACACGGTTGGCATTCCCGACACTGCCATTGCCGACAACCAATTCGGTTTCTACACCGATACGCTGTCACAACAGGTCGGGTTCGCGTCTGAACAGGTTTGGGATGACATGCTGTTCGCGGCGATCATTGCCAATGCGAATTGGGTGGACGGCGCGGCGTTCTTCCTTGCCGCTCGCAAGTACGGAAAAAACACGATCAAAAACATCGTGTCCGGGGCGCTGACCTCGACGACCTACCAGACCGCCCGCCAAGAAATGATGAGCTATGTTGACAAGGAAGGCAATTCCTTGCAGGTCATGCCGGACACACTGGTAGTTGGGCCGGCCCTTGAGACGATGGCCAAGCGCATCGTTGAAAATGAGTTCTGGTACGACGCGACCGACAAGGTGCAGGTTCGGAACCCGTTCTTCGGAACCGCGAAAGTCGTGATCTGTAACGAGTTCGTCGGGAACTACATCAACTACTGGCTGTTGCTCGACAACTCGAAGCCGCTCAAGGCGTTCGCTTTGATCAAGCGCCAAGAGGGCGAAATCGTGCGCCAAGACAAGCCGACCGACGAACCGGTGTTCACCGAAGGCGAAATCCGCTATGGCGCGGCTGCCCGTGGTTGCGCCGTTGGCGTGCTCCCGCATCTGGCCTACTTGGGCGCTGTTAGCCCGTAATTGTTCCCCCAGACAAGCAGACCCGCACCATGCCCCGCCGCCGTTTTTCCTTCCGGCGGTGGGGCTCTTTTTTAGGACTGAAACGCCATGGCATACGCGACAATCGCAGACCTTGAAAACCGCATCACGCAGGCGCGCTTGGCAACGTTTGTTCCCGAAGTTGGAGCCACGCGCACCGAGCTACTGACCGCCATGTTGGCACGTGCAGACGCGCTGATTGATGGCTACATTGGCGCGGTGTACGCGACTCCGGCACCGGCCAGCGGGCTGTTGCAGGGCTGGACGCTGATTGCATGCGTTTACGAAATCTACTTAACACGGGGTGGCCCAGAGATTCCAGAGAAGATCAAGGACAGCTTTGAGGCGCTTATGACTGACCTGCGAGCGGTTGCAGACGGAAAGCGGCAGATCGGTGGCGCAACACCGCCGAATGCAGGCGGCGCGGCGGGCGCTCGCGTTGTTGTCGGTAGTGACGATGCAACACTGGGGGCGCTGTCGGCATGGTAATTTTCCACACAATCGCCACCACTTTCCCTAACCTAAAGTCCATGCTTCCCGGACTCACGCAAGCGAGCCGCAAGCGCATCTTTTCGAGTCTGGGGCAGGCGTTGCGGATTGAAGCGCGAAACGGCGCAGACAAGCGCCACGCGCTGGCACGTCACCCAAGCAAAAGCGGCGGCGGGTTCTGGGCAAAGTTGCGAGACTCGACATCATTCGTTGCCGATGAAAATGGCGTTACCATCGGCTCCAGCCACGAGGCCGCAACGCACAAGCAAATGGGCGGCACTATTTCCGCCCCCGGCAAGGGCAAGGGAGCGACGGGGGCGAGAGCGCTTACCATTCCCATTAGCGAGTTGTCGCGAGGCAAGAACGTGCGCCAGATGCGGAAGCGATTTGTTATTTTCAGGATGCCGGGAACGGACGTGCTTTTCGGGGCTACGAAAAATTACGGAAGTTCGACAAAGGGCAAGATTTTCCCGCTGTTCGTTTTAAAGAAGAGCGTCAAGCAGCGGGCAGAGCCGTGGTTCCCGGATGAGGATGCCGCACGCCGCGAAATGAGTAAGGTGCTACGGTTCCACACGGAGGCGAAATAATGCCGGTCACTGACACAGTAAAGCCAACTGCGGATTATGTTTCCATCACCGCCGCCCGCCTTGCGGTTCTAGCAGAGGAAGAGCCCGCCTTGCCGTGGATGGTCTTTTCGTTTTTCGGGACATCGAACGATCAACTCTGGAACGTCATGCCGGGGATGTTGACCACGGCAAACGGCCTCCCCGTGGCGGTTGTGATGTACGGCGGCTCCAAGTATGCCGACTTTCCGCGCCGCACAGCATCGGTAACGGTGCTCCTTATTTCCGAAACCCCGGACGAAACGACGGGGAGAGCAACAATCGCGCCGCTTGTGGATCGGGCGCTTTCCCTTCTTGATCAACACATCGACGGGCGCGCCAAGTGGGAAACGGAAAGCGACTCCGCAATCGACATCGGCGAAAATATCTCATGCATGGTGATCGAGTTTTCCATCCTCGATAACTGACGCGGCACCGGTTGACCCATAGACACAATTGAAACCCAACGAAAGGCAAACGAAACATGGCCGACACTCTCACAATTGGCGGGCTCACCGTCACCCCGATTCAAGGCAGCGTCAAACACGGCGGCGGACACGACGACCGGGGCGGCGGAAAACTCCCGTCCATCCGCGCCGGTTGGGCGTACAATGGCTCTTGCCAAGTTTTAATCGACGGATCGACTGGCCCTACCCTTACCGCCGTGATCGGGATTAAATCAGGCGTTGGAATGGGCGACAAAGACGTTACCGGAGCCGGTATCTATGCCGCCGTCCGTTCCTATGACGCGCTCGTTGACGTGGAACTTACCGGCGATGCGGTGCAGATTGCCAACATCTCATGGAAGGGCACCGCCTCCGCTGGCGAAGCCACCCCGTAACCAAACGACAAAGGAACAAAACCCATGGCATCCGTCCTCCCATTCAATCAAATTGTCGCAGGTTCGACAACCATTACCAAGGCCGATTTTGTTTTCGGCTCTGGCAGCGCGAAGTTTAGCGGCGAAGATTCGGCGGTCACTGCGGCAAACGGGCTGATTCACAACTTCCGCAGTGCCGAAATGATCGACGCGAGCGCGGAACTTCGCGGCGATCAAACCGCAATCGATACCGGGCACCCAGGTACCGGAGCATTTGCCCCGGTTACCGCGCAGGTGATCAAGTTGCAGTACCAACCAGCCGTTGGCGCGGCTGTCGATATTGCGGAAATCAACGGCACGCTATCGATTGAGTACGATTTTTCCAGCGGCAAAAGCTCGTGCGCGATCAAGGGGAGCGTGTAAACAATGGCCAACGGCATTCCTATCATCCTTCCGAGCCTGACCGAGCCGGGACAGATTGAGCGCCCGGTATTTGCCACCGTTCGCCGTTGTCCAGAATTGCTCGCCAAGCTGAAGGCGATTCAACGTGCGACCATTGCCGAGGTAGTGGCGGCAAAGAAGGCGGCAATCGCGGCGGCGGCAGTGGACACGGCAACACCGGAAGACTTGGACACCGTGGCCAAGAACGCGGCAGACGTTTCGGACGCGCTCACCGATGCGAGTTCAGAAGTGTTTGCCGCCATCCGCGCCTTTGTGCTGTGCGGGTTTACCGGCGCGGGATACTCGCCGGAACAGGCGGAGAAGTACGCGGACATGGTACCAGCCGACCGCCTTGGCGAACTGCGCTATGCTTGCCAACTGGGATGTGGTTTGCTGGATTTTACGAAGCCCCAGACGGGGCAGAACTAAACGAAACCGCATGGCGGATGTTGCCGGATTGCTCCCGCCGCATCCGCCAGCAAGCCGGGGCGCTTCTCGACTTCTCGCCGCCATCCACGCGCATGGTGTCGTTCCTTGTGGAAGACTACCGCTATTTTCGCGCCGTGCTTCTTGAAAAAGGGTTAGACCCAGACCGCTTCGGAGCGGAAGACGTGCTACTCCTCGAAACGGACAAAAACGGTAGCCTAAAACAGCACGAAACCCGAGCAATCGCGCTCAGGAGGTTACAATGTTAACGGAGCCTGTAACCTTTTCCGAAGCGGTAAAATACATCGAAGAAAAGGCCGACCGGCCAACGGCGCTACGTTCTGCCGAACTTGCGGCCGCTTGGAGTGATGAAGCGAGGGCAAGCGCCTTCTTCTCAGCACGCGTCGCAACGACGGACATCCTCACCGAGCTTCACCGGCGCGCAAGCCAAGTCGTAAATGGTGAAATGACAGACAAACAGGGCGTTGAGCTTCTCGCCCGCTGGATGGACAACGACGGCGAGGGTTTGCTTGCCGACCTTGGTTTTATGCCACCGCGCATGGCTACAGAATCAGTTGCCGAGCTTGGCAGTACCCGCCGCCTGCAATTAATAATCGACACGCAGAGCAAAATGGCAAACGAAGTCGGCGCGTGGCAACAGTGGCAGGATAGCGCCGAGATGTACCCATATGGCGTATGGCGGTTGGGTATCAGCGAAGAGCACCGCAAAACGCACGCAATACGCGACGGGCTCGTCTACCCGATTGACCACGAAGTATGGCGAAACGACCCGCCCGGGAACCAATTCAACTGCCATTGTTACCGCGAGGAAATCACGGCAGAGCAGGCGGCGGCGCGTGGACTCAGACCGGAGCCGCTTTACCCAGTAAATCCGCCACCGGATGGGCTTGGGTTTGACCCGTCGCGAGGTTTTCCACCACCGCCACCGGTCAAGGCGAAGACGTTGCCGGAACTGAAAAAGGCGCTGGATAACGATAAAGCAAACAGCGAAAAATCAATCACATCTGAAGCGATACCGCTAGACAAAATAAGGGAAATCTCATTGGGGATTGCGGAAGAAATGGAAGAAAATCCAGACGCAGACTATGGAATACGAATGCTTCCGCATGATTTAGATAAAGTTGAAATTGGAGACAGCATACCAAATTCGTTCAATTGGGTTGATGGAGAAAACACAATGGAAGATATAGGCGGAGTTTCAACAATAGGAGTTTCAAAAATAGACAAAATAGACAAATCCATAAAACATTTTATGAAAAACAGCTATTTTGGGAAAAAAGTTGCACTGATCAGAGGAGAACGCGTTTCTTACGGAAACGACCCTGGAGAAGTTGTTATAGCCAGCCCTCTAGTTTCAAAAATTTGGAATGTTGGCAAATAGCCGCCACCTTTACACCACAAAGCACTTGCTGGTTAAATTTTAACGTGCTATAGTGCCCCGCAAGCCACAACAACGGGGGCAACATGGCGGCACGAAACGCGGCACACCAAGAACGCTACACCGAATACGACTGGGCAAGCGAGCACATCGCAGACCCGTCGCCAACGCCTGACGAACTCGCAATGCAGGCCGATGAGGAAGATGAGCAGGCCAGCCGCAAAAAGCTGGCCGCCAAAAGCCGCCGAAAGTCGGGGACGCGGCCAACCGTTGACGCGTCGTCGGCAGACCTTATATCCGCATCGTTCCGCCTGATTGCCGAGCGCACCGGGGGGAATCCGTTCCTTTTGCTGGCTGTGCTTGGGCGCGTTGGCGGAATGACGTTGAAAGAGATCGGGGCGCTGTCAAACTGCACCAAACAGGCCGTTGACAAGCACTTGCGCGAGATCGGCAAAAAGGACTCGCGAATGGCCGCGCTATTGCGCCGCCGCTGGCACTACCAAGCCGCCCTTGACCCGTCCGGCGTGATGCTCGCGCAAATGGGCGTTATTCCGCACAAGCGCCCGACACACGCCCGCCGCCGCGCATGTAGCTCGCCATACCTGCCTGGATTGCATATCATTGGTTGACCCCTGCCAACATTGCATGGCAGACAAAAACTACAATCTAGCGCTAAAAATCACCGCCGACACCGCCGCCGCAACATCGGCAGTTAAGTCATTGACCGAGAAAATGAAGGGCATTACCGGCGCGCACGTCACCGCCGCCGCTGATGCTGGTTCAAGCGCGTTTGGCCGGATGCGATCAAGCGCCGGGAGCGCGTTTAGCGGCATCATGTCCGCCGCTGGCGGAGCCGCCGCATTCATGAAGACGGCCTTTTCTTTCGCGCTTTCCGCCGTCATGTCCGGCCTGAAATACCTTGGCATTGCCGCCGCGTCCGCGATGGGTGCGGTTTATGCCGCGTTCCGGGCAATTCAACCCGCCGCCGATATGGAACAATATAAGATCCAGCTCGAAGTGATGGTAGGAGTTGACGAGGCAAAGAACCGCCTTGCGTACCTTCGCGAGTTCGCCGCCAAAACACCGTTTGAGTTGCCGCAAGTGATCGAGGCCAACAACCTTATGCAGGCGTTCGGAATCTTTTCAAAGCGAGCGTTAACCGCCGCTGGCGATGCTGCATCCGCATTCGGCAAAGACCTGTCGGAAGTCGTGCGCAGCCTCAACTATTTAGCGGCAGGGCGCGGCGGAGAGGCGTTTGAATCACTGGCACGCATGGGCATCACCCGCGACAAACTGAAGCCCATGGGGATAAAGTTCTCTGCAAGCGGCGAGCTTGAAAGCGACACCAAACAGGCGTTTGATGCGGTAATTTCCTACATGGAACAGCAATTCGGCGGCATGATGGATAGGCAGAGCCGCACGTTTAAGGGCGCATTTTCCAACGTCAAGGACGCGATATTTAACGCATTCGCGGACGGGGCAAAGGGCATCCTTCAATACCTCGTTCCCGCCTTGCAAACGGCGAGCAGCCTGATCAACACCATCGGCGCGCAAGTCTCTAAGTTCGACTGGTCGGGGATTGGGGAAAAGTTTCTCGCCGGGTTCAACACCGCCGCGCAGATCGTCGCCGAAATGACAGCCAACACCGAACGCGGGAAGGAGTGGCGCGCCGCGTTTTCCGACACCGCCGGGGCGATGATCAAGCATTTGTCGGGATTTCCGTCGGCTCTGGCTACGTCACTTGGCGGGGCAATCGGTGGGATGATTAGCGGGCTCTCCACCGTTTCGCAGTTGCTTATTGTCGGCATGGCGGGCATGTTCACGCTTCACCTTCAGCGATTAGGCGAGATGCTCAAGGGCGTATGGGATGGAATGACCAACAAACTGCAAGACGTTTTGACCCGTGGCGGAGGCGTTGTCGGCACGCCAGAATGGAAACAAGCAAGAGGCGAAATCGAACCGCAGAAAAGCGCGGCAATGGTGGCCTTTGTTAAAGAGCAGCGAGCAAACGGCGTAAGCGATTATCACGCCCAAAAGAACGCGCTAAAGTTCATCGCGCCGAAGTTTGATCAACAGATCGAAGAGCGCGCCAAGGATTTGAGGTATGGAACTCCAACCATGACCCCGGCGCAACAATCGCTTGATGCGGCCATGAAGGAGCTAGGCGGCGGGAACGGGCTTGGCGCTACAATCAACGCGCTAAAGGGAATAGGCCAAGAAACCATGAAAGCGGCAAAGACCGGGTTCAACGCCCCGGGCGGCGTGGCAGATTGGATGACAGCCAGTAAGGGCATTATCACCGGTGGAAAATTCGGGGAAATGCTCACCGGCGAGTACTCCGCGCAAATGGCCAACGGCAAGGCGCAAACGGCGGCATACAACGCCGCACCGCCAGCCAAGCCGGGAGAATGGGCAGGGTTCCGCGAAGGCGGGCTGGCAATCGCATCCGGTGGCGGCGGCGCCGGTGGCCAGCGACTACTACCCGGTGAGGTCGATTTGTTTGCCCGCGCATCATCCGACACGCGCATGTACAGCAAAGAGCAAGAGACACGAGCGACGCAGCAAAAGCAAGTGTCGATTTTGCAGAAGATCGAAGCCAATACACGCGGCGGAATCGGGGCAAAGGCGCAATAATGAGTATCGTAATCGAAACCGGAAAGAACCTGAACGAGGGCGAGTTTCAGACGCGAGTACAGACGCGCTTTGACCCGACAGCGCGCTACTTCGTGCCCGTTTGGTGGGAAGAGGGCTCCGGCTCACTTACGATCATGACGCGGCACACACCGCAGAAGTGCGAGCAAGACCGCACGGTAACGACCGTTTACGAGTGGTCACTTGAACTCGTATCGACCGGAACGGGAACGGCGCTGGGAACAGCTTCAAGAAGCGATACTGTGATCGTGACGACCGGATACGACACGGTTCAGGTGTTGCCGGGTTACGACTTGATCAAGCGATGGAAGCAGACGGTTACATATGGCTCTTGGGGATCAGAGACATGGGTGGACACTGAAGGCGACCCGGTTGGCTGGAAAACCTATACGCCATGAGAAACCGACTACTAAACGAGCCGATCAAAAAGGGCGACGACATCCGCGCCGAATGGCTAGACGCAATCCGCCGCGCCGTGGCTGGCTTTCGGTGCGGGGACGGCTCCATTTTGATCGAGTTCAACGACGACGGCATTGTGCTCAAGAAGCCGCTGAAAGAGGCACAGGAAACGCCGCAGGGCGCGCAACAGGCGGCAGCATTCGATGCAACGGTGATTGCCGGGTACAATGAAGCGGTCGAACAAGTCCTCACCCACGATACAAGCGGCGCGCTGACGTGGGTAGACGTGGGGAGTTGCTGACATGGCCACGTTTTGGAAAAACTCAGACGGCGCATTCATCAAAAACGACGACGGCGAAATCGTCAAATGCGAAAACTGCCCGTGCTGTTCTGGGGTGGTTCCGTCCATGCGCCCGATTGTCGAGATTACGCCAAACACAGACAAAGATGCTCGACACGAATACACGTACAGCTCCGAGCGAGAGATGGACGAAAATGGCATGTATCTCAGGTTTGGCGGTGTATTTGTCGAATGGTGGGAACAAGACCGCGAATCTTACTATTTCCAGCTTGAATTGAGGCAATACAACAGGGAAGGATACAACAACACGTCAAACTGGGACAAAGGAGTTAATCCGCCGCATTCAGCAACATCAAGAAATGGATGCGCATCAATCGTTTTTGAATATTACGTAGATGGAAATTATAACCAGCAGTGCCAGTGCGGATCAAGCCCGTTTAATAGTTATTGGAAAACAATAAACGGCTGGGATGATTACTCGTTTTCAGTTACCGAAAATATAGATACGACAACGTGCCCAGGAACATGGTGGCGCGATGGCGATATTGATGGAAACGGAGAGTTTTTAGACCCAGTTATTTTTGACTCGAAATACTATACCTATAGCGGAACGCCATGCGACACAGCATGGTGCAATAATTTGCTTGGAAGTTTGACCACAAATTCACCGTGGACGGGGCAAGAAAGCATTGTTCTTCCTCCCAGAGTAAAACACAATTACTGGTACATGCTCTATTACAACCCACACGAGGATGGGCCCCCGCCTTTTTACGAAAACTCAGGAAGTGTTGAGGTTGCCTATCTCGAAGAGATTACAAACGAAGCAATAGGCGAGCTTGGTGCGACTTTTTCTGTTACATGGGTTGAAAACGAGGCCGAAACATATTGGGGCGCGCCTTATTCAGTGCCAGAATATATCAGGGATGGTGATGGCGGAATTATTGGCGTAAAGATTACCACTAAAATATGGCGAAACTACGACACCGAAGACGAGCTTTTGCTTACAGACGTGCGCACCTTCTGCCTGACAGATACAGCACTTGATGATGTTTACGAGTGGGAACTTTGGAACCCACAGTACGAAGAGATAGAAGAACATGGCTTTTGGTGGAACGCAAGCACGGGGAGCACTGTTTGGAGCCCATGAAAAAATTCACCACAGGCAAACGAGTTTTATCAGCCGAGCGGCTCAAAACGCTTCGGCTCTACGGGCGCGATCTTGCGCCAGCGAACAGCCAAGGCGGCAAGGAAAACCAGCACGAAAAAGATGGAAAGCGCAAGGAAAACGGGCGGAACCATGCTCCGCAGTGCAATCACGCCGACTTCTGCGTGCGCTACGGCCTGCCCACATCTGCCGCCGCCTGCGCCGTCTGCACCGCCGAGCGCGCCAACCCCGACACCGGCGCGGAGTTCGCCCAGCAAATGCGCAACATCGGACACTTCTACGGCGCGCTTGCCTGCCCTCACCGCTCCGACACCGGCGAGACCCGCCCGCTCACCTGCTGCGGCGGCCAAGTCAAAGACGTGCCCGTCTACCACTGCGCCATCCGCAACATCACCCCCGCCCCCTGCCAGCGCTGCCGTGAAAAGCTCATGCAAAACGGTTGACCAACCGAACACAACTAACCAACGAGGATGAACACTATGGCACTGCCAGCCCCGACCACCAAATCTGTTTCCGACGAAAGCTCCACCGTTTTGCGCGCTGGATACCGCGAAGGCATTTCAGTTCACAACACCGGTGCGAACACCGTTTATTTTGGCTACGGCGCGGCGGCGGTCAGTGGCGCGCCTGAAAATCTCGTTGCCGGGGCGCGTGGCGTGATCGGTGGCCGGGCGGCTCTCGAAGACCTCAATGCGGTTTGCGCGCCCGGACTTACTACCACTCTCGCCATTCAGGAGGTTTGATATGGGACTGCTACTCGACCCCGGCACTCCACAGCTTGACAGCCCGGAAGCCGCCGCCGTTACCGCCGCCATCGTCGGCAATAACGCGATCTCTGGCGAGCCGACCGGGTTCAGAAACCCGTCCGCCGCCATCGTCACCGCCGTTCCCGGTGACCGCACCATCACGCTGACCGGCGATACGGAAGCGTACTACAACGGCCAGCGGATTGCCGCGCTGGTTCCGGGTTGGGTTTCGCCTGCCCATGCCGCCAACAGCGCCGTGAATCTGTTTCTGGGCTATGACGGCACCACTTTTGCGTGGGGCACGTCGTGGAACGGCAGGATGCCAATTGCAATTGGCGTTTCAAACGGCACAACCATCCTGTTCTACCTGCGTGAGTGCCACGGGCTGACCATGGACGCGCCGACGCACCTGCACCTGCACAGCACCATCGGCACCTACAAAAAGAGCGGCACAACCATAAGCGGAATTCAACTCGCGAGCACCACCGCCGCCAATCGCCGCCCGGCCGTAAGCGAAACGGTATTGGCCGATGAAGACCTTGACACCACCTTGCCCCAACTCGCGGCGGGGAGCTACACGCGACTTGCTCTCACCGGTTCCGCTATTGACGCGTTCACGACTGGCGAAGCTGAAATTATCCCGGTTACCGGCAACCAAGCATTTTACAACCTGAACACCGGCGGCGTGTGGTCGCAAGCTTCTGCCGGGTCGAACGGGCACACGTCTGTCTGGCTGTTCGCTGTTCCTGTAACGGCGGACACGCAGAGCCAAGCCTACCGCTACGTCTGGGTTCAAGGGCAGTCTATCGGCGATCTGAACAGCCAGCTCGCGCTCACGCCCTCGTCGCTCAATCTCGGACAGCTCCTGTCTGCCAGTGCGGAATTGATCTGCGTATCGCAAATCATCGTTCGCAATCAGGCGAGCAACTGGCATGTCGTGCAGGTTCGCGACATTATCGGTACGCGCTCTTCGCAGCTCAGCATCCTCGCTGGCAACTTTGCTCCGGCCACGCACCCGACCGACCCGACGGCGCACCCCTACACCGTCATGACCGGCGCGTTTACCGCCGTCGCTGGCGGCAGGTACCAAACCGAGGGAACGTTCGGCGTTGCCGACCCGCTTGACCCAGCGGTAAACCAGCAATACGAGGTGCTCATCGGCAGCGGCGCGGCCACGATTGGCGGCGTTGCGCACCTGCCTTCGCGCCTGCCGGTTGTGCGGAGATACGATGGCGCGGCGTGGGCGACGCTTCCGGCTGTGGCTACTGGCGGGCTGACGGTGGACGGAACGCCGTTCTCGAGCGACTTTTCCAACGTGTTTACGGCACACCCGACTGCCGGTATCAAACTTCCAGCTAGTACGATAATTTCTTCAACGAGAAACATTAACACCGAATTTAGCATGGTGAAGATGGTCTCAGCCGTATCAAACCCAAATCCAGCTTTCTCGGTTGGCGAGTACCTGTACTGTTTACCATCGACTACCACATACGGAGCAAGAGCTGTGTTTGCGACCGACAACGCGACACCATGGTATCTTTTTTCCGATGGTTCGTTTTTGTATCTGTCGCTGAGCACAACTGATACCGTTAATTGTTTCAAGTCCGCATATCAGGGACAATTTAACGCCGGCGTGATGACCGGACAGGGTTCGTGCAGCGGAACAGTTACCGTTTCTGCATGTCCGCTTTACGGCAATAGTATATTGTTTAGTATTGCGCTAAATGGCGTACACACTAACGCGGGTAACGCCTTCGTATTAATGTCGGGATCTGCGCTTCTGTCAGGGATATTTTTCGGGACGATCCCAAATGGTGCAAACCGTTTCGACATTAGCATGGTCGGAGCTCGACCCGGCACGGCTACCGGCACGACGTGTCGTGCGTGGCTCTACGTTGCAAATTTGACAACGGGCGTTTCTTATGCCTGGTTCGTATCTAACATTAGTTTGCCCACGTTGCGGATAACAAAATTATTGAGCGAAATTAGCACAAGCCAAAATGACACAATTATTCTTAATGTTTGCTATGCAAACATCAATAACGTCGCCGCAAACGGAAACGGAACGTATGTTTCCGGCTCGGCTCTGGTGCTGACTTTTTACTAGGAGATATGAATGTACATTCTAAAAAATAACAAAATAATCGGACGCGGTACCGGGGATATGCCATTGTCCAATGGGCATGTGTACGCCGAGGAGACACCCGAACTTAACGCGCAGTACGAGCAACAGCTCGCGGAGCTGGCGGCGATTCCGGTTCCGCCCGCACCGTTCGACATCAGCAAGTACAAGCTGATCAACAACATCGATGCGTTGGGCGCGGGCAAAGAGGATGCCTTTTTCGCGTTCCTCAACCAGCCCGGCAACGAGAAGTA